AGAAGGGGGTCGGTTGTCTCCCGCTCGAAGACGACGTTCTCTCTGATCCAGCACTCATAGACGTTCACCCCGTTCTGCAGCACGTTGTCGGCCGATTGGGTTCCCTGTCCCGGTGTCCCCCACGGGGTGCCTGGGTTTCCGGGGATGTTGCCGGGGACCACCATCCGGTTGGTCATCCCCGAGTTGGAAGGCGCGGGCCGGGCCGGCTTGTCCGACGTATCCCCGGTCCTGAAGGCGTCGTCCAGGAGTTGCTGGGAGGTCTCGGGGAACTTTCTGGCGATCTCCTCCATGGACATCCGCTTGATCTCGAACAGGTATCCGGCGTCGTCCATGCAGGTGGCGTGGGGGTCGGGGTAGATGTCCCAGGGATCCACCCGCTTCATGGCCACGTTGCCGATCCCACCGTCCAGGCCTGAGTCCCACACCGCCTTGAAGATCCCCGCTCCACAGATGGCTGAGTCCCACAGGACCAGGGACTGCTGACGAAACCACCCCTGTACCTGCCAGTTCGAGGCCAGGACCAGCTCCATGTGGTGACCGATCTTCTGTTCGTACTGGGCATAGGCCGACTGGGGATCGACTGCCGGGAAGACATCGAACTGGACCTTCTGGTCGGTCATCCAAGCGATGCGATTACGGATGATCGGGTAGATCTCCGAGTCCCGCACCCCTGATCCCGGACGGGTGGCAGAGCCTGAGGACCGGTTGAAGGTGAGCATGTAGTTGCGGGCCCACTCTGCGTGTCTCCGCTGCTTGGTCTCCTTGGAGTCCTGGTAGAGCTCCATGAGACGGGAGGTCAGTCGGAACTGTTCGTATTCGTCCAGTTCCTTCTGGTCGACATCGATCATGGTCATGAGGACTTCACCGCCGCCTCACGTCGCTTGGTCTCATCCAGTGCCGCGATGTGCTCATCGGTGATCCCACAGGCGTCTCGGTCCCGATAGTCGATGGGCTCGTAGTGGTGCTCGAGCCCGGTGCGGAGGGTCTGTGTCTCGGAGGCCTTCTTCAGTCCGTCCCGGAAGTCGGTCTCGTTGTGGACATAGCGGCCGACGCTCATGTTGTAGTGGTCCTGGAAGGGAGACTTGGGGTTGAAGGCGAACCTCCGTCGAGAGGTCGCTCCGCAGTTTGGGCATCGCTGCCTATCGCCCCTGGTCAGGGACTGGAAGTGTCCACAGGAATCACACAGGTACTCAAACAGGGGCATTAGTCGCGCACCAGAAACTCGGTCCCGTGTTCTGGGCACGGCATAGTCTTTGGGTCCCGGGTGAACCACTGCGACCACACGATAACCCCGTCTCGTTCATGCCAGCCGGTGCAGCGGTACATCGAGCCCGACAGTTGGCCAGAGCCTCCCGGTTTGAACCTAGAAGCCATCGCCGATGTCCTCCCAGAATGGCCGGCCGTTGATGTCACCGGAGTAGACCGGGTCGGATCGGGGGGGCTCGAAGACATTCCCTTCCAGTTCGAGCCTGTAGCTCTGGAACATCTCGGTCGGGTCACGGGACGACTCTAGATCCTGGCAGATGGTTGCGACAGCGATAGCCATGGAGGTCACCGCATCGTCACAGCCCTTGGACGAGGCCGGTCCCAGCTCTCCGTAGTCCTTGACCACATAGGCCCCCATCTGGTCATAGGTCAGCTCGTCGTGGATCTTGAGCATCCCCTGAGCCAGCTTGTCGATCACAAAGCTCATGGCCATCTGCTTGCGCTTCCAGTTCATCGACCAGCCGAAGGAGTTGGAGACGGCCCCGGGCATCCGGTCTCCCTGCCGATATCGCCACACGTCGGGGTAGAACATCTTCGAGGTCAGGATGATGATCGAAGCCAGTCCCCCGCCTTCGACCTCGCAGTTCACCGTGGCCGTGTTGTAGAAATATCCGATCTCGGCCAGTCGGTCGGCGAAGGGGGCTGGGGTGCAGTGACCGTGCCACACCGCCACCTGCTCGAACGTATACCGGTTGAGGACCTGGATGCAGGCCGGATCACCCCATGAGGTCCGGGTCGGGTCTCCGGCCACCACGTACTTCTGCCCCGGGTGGGGGTACTTGAAGATGGTCAGCTCTCCATCGGCCGACTGGTGGAACACTCCCTGGGTCTGGGTCGGGTCCTTGATCGGGGAGATGAACCCCTGCACTCCGGACTTGGGCTGGTAGCACTGGTCCAGTTTGTCGGCCGGGAACAGGTTGCGTCCGGTGACCAGGAAGGCCTCGTGATCGTCGTTGGGATACTCCTGGTTGAACTGTGACACATCGTTGTCACAGTTATTCTTGATGCACCACCGTCTCCAAGCCAACTGCGGATAGCCGATGTCGGGGAACTTCTTCATCATCTCCCGCTCTTCGACAGTCAGTTGGTCGTAACTCAGGGACGTGTTCTTGATCGAGTACTCCTGGTGCAGGAACCACGGAAAGAACATGGGGATGAAGTCCGACTCTCCGGCCTTGGCCGCGAGCCATTGGGTGTGGAACCAGTTCCCGGCTCCGTTGGCCGTCGACTCGAGCACCATGATCGTGCCCGGTTTGTCGGGCACCGCCTGTTTGAGGGAGAGCATCAGGCTCTCAGGCTCGGGGTAGAAGGCCACTTCGGAGCAGTGAACGGCGTGGATGGTCTGTCCTCTGCCCACCTCACGGCCTTTGGCTGTGGCGATCTTCATCGATGACCCGGTCTCGGTCCAGGAGATCCGCCGAGCCGACTTGTGACCTTCGTGGAACATCTCCCGGAACGGCCAGTTGTCCCACATCAGCTTGGTCATCTCGAAGAGATACTCGGCATCGGCTGTGGATTTGCTGAGAACCAGGGCATTCGCCCCCTGATGCATGAAGCACCAGTTCAAAAGCAAGGCCTCGGTGGCGGTGGATATCCCCAGTTGACGACCTTTGAGGACGATGATCCGCACCGGCTTGCCGGCGTTCAGTTGCTCCTGGACCTTGGCCACGAACTGCTTCTGGGCCCAAGCGAACGGGGTCTCAAAATCCAGGGGCTCAACCGTCAGGTCCTTCGTCTTGATCCGCATCTGACGCAGCAACGGCGACAAACGCAGAGGTATCCTCACGGTCAAGAGGGTCATCGGCTGCTGTGGCCTGCTGGTAGAGATCGAGGAGATCCTGGCGCATGTTGCCCAGAGTCTCGGGGTTCTGACGGGCAGTCAGGGACATGGTCTTGGAGTTGATGGCCATGATGAACCGGGCTCTGACGTCGTAGGGGGCCTGATGGATCATGGCCTTCATCTCTTCGAGGGCCTCCCACTGCATCCCCGCCAGTCCTTCGGAGAGCTCGGCCGTCCCATACCGCTGCACCCGGAGCCCGTTCAGCCGCTCCTTGATGTCCAGCACGTCCACTCCGAAGGCCTTGGACAGGGCTGTCGGAGGCACTCCCACCTCGAGCAGTCGATCGACGATGTCCTCGAACTCCTCGGTGGTCACTGCTCATAGCTCTTTTTTCGAACCTCGACGACTAGCCCACAGGCGAAAGCATCGGCCAGCCTGCGTCCCTGTTCCCTGTCCGACTCGGGGATGAGCAGGACGATCCTCATCTGGCCAGAGGCAAGGTGCTTGGCCTCGTACAGCTTGGCCTCGAAGGTAGCACTCTCGAAGTCGGAGATCCCCGAGACACCCCGGTTTTCCACAGGTCGAGGAGGCAGGGACACCCCGAGCAACTTCCCACCCTGAGGAGTGCCGGCGTACTCCCGGGCTAGCTCGGCGATGGGGACGACTGGTCCTCTTCGTACACCCCGTGGCCGTTTTCCGATGGTTGCTGCAGCGTCTCCCAGAGATCGGGAAAGGTTGCCTCTTCCTCCGCCTCCCGGATCATCGCCCCCTGGATGTTGTCGGGAAGGCTTTGCCACAGCTCGTCGGGCCTCAGCAAGGTCTCGGGCGGCTTCTCGCTCTCGGGCACCTGCTCGATCTTCGGCATCGGACGGCCCAGCAAAAGAAGTTCCGTCAGATCCATTTGCATCTTCACCACCAGCGCCGTCTGCGAGATCATCTCCTTCATGGTCTCGTTGGCCTGTGCGCTCTGGCGCTGGGCTGAGATCGAGTGCTTCCCGGCCGAGTCCAGATTCCACCACACCAGGAAGATCACCGAGGCTATCGAGACCAAGGAGATCGTCGTGAGGCAAACCACCATCACCAAGATCGTCGAACCAGTCACTCACACATCACCGTTCCCGGTCAGATCGATTGTCCTGGTCATCGGTCCATCCTGTCAGCAACCTCGGTCACAGTCCCACCATCCCTTTCATGTCTGGCACCACCCACCACTTCTTGGTACACCCTCGACACTTCACATTTCCGTCAGAAGCGAGGACGAGATCGTGCTCATGAGGCGGCGGGGCGTCGTAGAAGAGCTGCATATGGGGTCCAGGACAGTTGTCCGATTCGTGTTCACGGTGATTGAACAACTGGGGGTTGGAGCACATCTTCTCCACGCTGCGCGACCTCTCGCACCACACGGCTTCGCCAGAGGGATCGACTGCAAGCATCTGGCTATCCTGTCATGACATCCGTATGCAGGTCAAGAGCGCTAGATATCGCAAGCAAGTGCTAGCTGATGCCCACGGATTTTCATCCCAAAAAAATCCGGGCCATACCCCGGCCGGCGCAGGACCGGCGTTTTAAAGAC